CGCATATTGAACTTCTGCATTATGCGTTGTAAAAACAGCAGACCCTGCTTGACCCAATTGGATATTTATTGCTTCTTGAGCTGAATACCTGCTCTTTGTCTGTGCCATTTCTTTCTCCTATTTAATTGAGCATTGGGGGCGGTTAAAACCACCCCCGCAACTCATCATCTACTACGGATTAGCGAAATTCGCTACCGCACAAGCTGTGCTTGAAGCCGCATGACTTGCACATGCCCCGAAAATCACATCAGCTACGATTGACGTACTAAGGTAGTCAATATCATAGGATGATTGGACTCTTGGGCTTAATTGCATAGCCATATAAACAGCTTCCCGCTTGAACAGGGTTGCTGTTTCGTCTCCAGTACCACCATCATCATCCCAATCAGTTGAGACAAATGTGGGGACACCGTAAACCATACCCACAGCACCCGAAACATTCGGATTCTGTGCATCGCCTCTTCTGGAAGCATCGTAGAAGTCCTGAAGCGAAAGGGCACTCATATAAGCCGCAGGAGAGCAATACAAGAAAGCATCTCCGTCAGTATAAGAATGACCCGCATCGAGGAACTTCTGAAGTCCACTTCTAATCAGAGCGGTTGTGAAGGTGTTATCTGCACTTAGCGTAACATCATTTCCCGTTTGCCCTTGAAGCACTGTTACCGCAATATAATTCTCAATGAATTTTGCGATAGAATAGCCCATGCTCTTAGCATACATACCGAAAAGGTCAGCATTTTCCTGCACCTTTACAATATCGCCTATTCTTTTAGCTTCGTAAGCGTGTTGGTCAACAGACAGGTCAACTTTACCATCCGTGTTTGCACCATAAGTAACAGCCGAGCCAGAGGACAATGAAGCCGCTGTTTCTTCAGTTACTTTTGGAACGTGGATGGTATCGCCACCTGCTGAAACCATACTGGACAGATCAGTTACCTGATTTCTTAATTGGAACGCACGTTCCGCATAATCAAGGATACCGTCTGACCACATCTCGGGAATAAAGTTAGCCGCAGTTGTTAATGTTACTTCTGCCATTGTTATTCCTATTTAATGTAACCCGACAAGATATTACTCCAATTATCTCGTTTTTCGGCATCAGTCATATCAGACATCTTCTTTGATGGCTTCAATGAAATTCCAGCCGAAGACATATCGGTCTTGGCGGGTTTTTGTTGAACAATTTTCCCATGTACCTTCCTCAATGCAGGCGTTGGAAGGTCTTTAAAATTTTCCCGATCTTCATCAGAAAAATCTGAAAGCAGTCCCTCGCGTATGGATAGCTCAATAGATTTTGCCTGCTCAACGATGGGTTCAAGTTTGGAAATCTTAGCGGCTCTTTCTTCCGCCAAGGCTCTCCATTCTTCTTTCTCTTCCATCTGTTTCTGTCTACTGGCTTCCACTTGCTTCTGAAGTTTATCGAACTTCGATTCTGCTCTCTGTGCTCTTTGCCGATACTTCTTGCTTTCTGCGATAGAATCGGCATAATCAGATTCCGTAAAAGACGGGGTGTCACCCTGTGAATCTGATTCAATCTCTTGACTCGTCTGAGTCTCTGTTTCTTCGGTCATACTGACCTCCTTTTATTTTACACTAAATCTAATTTTTTACACTAAATTCTAATTTCGACACTAATTCCGATCCGATTGCGGCGGCAATGGCTGAAAACGCATCATCTGATATTCCCAACCATTCTCTTACTGGATTCTTTCCCTCTCCGTACTGATGGTATCCGCCTATTGCGTCTCGATCTCTTCTCAATAGTATCTCTACTTTATTTCTTTTTGGCGACTTGGCTTTTAGAAGCCTCATTCTCCCAGTTGCATAAAGCGGGACTTCGGGGAACGGGCGACGAGCCGCCCTCTTTTGGGCGATTGTTTCTGGTTTAAGCTCTGTAAACCCTTCTCCATTAACATCAATACCGTCCCTCAGTCTGTTGAAATGGTCATCTACAATAATCTTTCCTGTGGTTTTCAACACTTTCGTCCAATCTACAAGAGTGGAAAAATCATAAGCGTCTTCTTCTATCTTAACAGATACCTCCATTATTCGGATTCCTCAGGAGGCTTCGCAATAGGCTTCGCAATAGGTTTCCCAACAATAGGCTCAGCGGCAGGTTCTTCAGCAGATTCTTCATCAGGTTCTTCAGAATTCCTTGACATCATTTCTTCTATCTCTTTTTCATTCGCATCAGGATTATTATGCCTAAACCAGTCTTCTTTGGACGAAAGACCATGTTTCCACTCCCATTCCCATTGCATCCTCTGGTCTTGGGCTGTCAGCGGAAATCTCGGCTCTGAGAAATCAATGGGATTTTCCGACCCCGCATTTATTCCATGAACAGAAAGAATCTCCCTGTCCACTCTGAACCTATCTTCTTCAAATTTTCTCCAAGTGGCGTTAATATCTGTCTTAATGCTTTCCGTGAGATCAATCTCAAGCATTTTCAATGATTCTCCAGAAAGAACTGTATCCTTTCCTTTCGACCATTTCGTTTTCAAATTGTTATTATATGCTACCGAGTCAACAAAGAACCTTATAGCTTCCACATATTCAATAAGGCTTGAGCTTGGAGACTCAAACTTGAAGCTCGCCCCTTCGGGAAGGGTAATAATATTGTCTACACCGAGCTGAAATGCGGAATCATCATCTATTCCAGAAGCCACAGGCTGACCAAGGGCTTGTAATCTCATCCCAAGAGACATTTCCGTGAGCATAACATTCACGGTCTGGTTCATAGTCACAACATCGGAAGCTCCTTCCCTAAACCATTCTGTCGTAAGCGGATGCCTGTGTGCGAAGGTTACGGGGATCACACCATAAGGATTAATCATCTCTTCATTCCCCTCTACGGGCTGTATCTCGCCATGACCGCTGACCAAATAGTGAAAATCCTTACTCCAGAAGGCAAATATGTCATCAGAATCGAGTTGTGAGAATTCATAGGAGTAAAGTGGATATAGAACCGCAACTGGGTCTTTCTCAAATGGAAAAAAGAGGGGATAGAACTCAGAAAGGATGTCATATTCTATTTTTCCCTCTTCTTCGTTGAATTTGCTCCTGAGTCCAGAAGTCCCGAGAAGGTATGTTATCCTCTCAAGGCTGAGCATTGTTGCGTTTAGGGATTTAACATGGTCTGTATACACTTCATTTTCTCTTTGGGGGGAGTTTTTATAAACGATACATCTTGAATTAATCAATTTTGCGGTAACATTCTGACAGACGAGAGGAACTTGTCTTAATGCACCTCTGGTGAAATAATCTTTTAGGTCATCTTCCATTGCCTCTACGATTCCTTCGTAGTAGGAAAGGAATTTCATTCTTTCGTCTGTTCTGTTTTTTTTGGAAGTGTTTAAATAGTCTTCGAGGGCTTTTTTTATACTTGTTTCAGAGAGATTCTCAATTAACATTTCTTTTTCCTATTTTTGTATCTGAGTAAAAAAGGATTAGCAAAACAACATTGAGCATTAGGCTCGCTCCCAATAAAAAGCTCACCATCTAATAACGGAAGCTTTCCTCGCAACAATCGGAAACAGGAAATGAATACCGTATCCCAAGGCATCTGAGGTGTGAGTAAGAGCTGAATCCGATTTGTCTATATCTCCAGATTTCCAAACAACCCGTTCAAGGTCTGAAACAAGTTTTGGACAATTTTCTACCGAAAAACGGCTTTTGCCGTCTCTAATTAATAACAAATTATTGACAGCGTTGACCCTATCCCTCACAGGTGGGTTACGTCTCTTCGCTTTTATTTTAAAAAAACTATCTCTTAAAATCTGGTGATCTGATTTCGCACTTGATGTTTTTCTTGATGCTCCAGTCGCATCTGGATAGACAAAAGACTTTGGAAATTCCTTCCGAATAATCTCTGACATGTCATAGGTATTGGCATTATTCAAGTACCATTCCTTAAAAACATGAATAGTCTCCCCGATCTTAACGAAAGCACAGGCACACATGGGATTTACGTTAAAATCCATCCCAATATGTATATCATCGTATTTTATGAGCTTTTTGAGGTCATCACGCTCTTTTACATGAATTGACCTGTCAAAATTCTTATAAACCCTTCCTTTTTGAAGATTTACGAATTTTCCGTATACATAGGCATCAATCATCTCCTGAGAATAGGTTTCAAGGAGACTTTCCTTGTATTGGGCGGGAAGATGGGGATTTTCGAGCGTACTGCCGAAAACAACGCCCACATCGTACTGATCTTCGTTATTTATGGCAATATCGTATCCCCAATTAAGGGATTCTGGCGTTCCCGTTAAAAACATCTCTCTTTGGGGTGCTTCTGGATGCCTTATTCTTGAAATTGCTATATCAAACACCTCTTTGCTCTGAATAAACGGCTCATCTATGCCAACTGCCGCTAATTCTTGCCCCAGAAGACCTTGAGGATCGTCTCCTGACCCAATCCATATTTTTCCGTCCCAATTTAAAATTTTAATTTCGTTTTCTGTCTTATTGTGGGTGTAAGTCATTCCAGATCGGTTCATTATCCCTTTTAAAGTCGGAATAATTGTCCTTTTTGCCATTTTGTAGGACGGGGAAATGTACATTACTGGAATTCCGTGATTTAAATAGGACAAATAAATGAGGCGTAAAGCCCCAATGTATGTCTTTCCCGATCCGTAGCCCCCAACTAAGATTTTAATATAATTTGGCAAATCCCAGAATTTTTTTTGGTAGCCAATAAACCCTTCAGTTGATATGGTAAATTTCAAAAACCACACCCCCGTTCCGAGGGGCAGAGCGGATCAAAGGAAATGCGGATCAGGAGACCCGTTTTCAAATTATATTTGACACCCTCTAACGGATCACCAGCTCATCGGGTGGGATGTCCTGAGTCCTGACAACCTCTGGAGTCCTCCCCCACACCCGATTCAACAGCTCTTTGATTGCATTAATTTCTCCATTCTCTGCCAGTTGGTAAAGTCTGTTCAAGACTGATTCCATCCGTGAGCGATCACCTTTCTTTTCTTCTCCCATCTCTCTGAGCAGATCTGAGACAGCATTTCTCCTGCCGTTCTTCCCAATGGTGTTTCCGTCTTTGAACTGGGTCTGAGGACTTCCGCTCGATCCCTTTTTCCATCTTCCGTTCTCGTCTCTCTTTGGTTTGGGATGGACTTCTCCTGTCCCTTCATCTGGTGAGGTGTACAAATCTACATCCCGCCTCTGGTTCACTTCCGCTTTCTCTGATGGAAAGCCTTTCTTAGTAACCTCTTCAAATAGCTTTGATACTTCTTCATTCTCCATGTGTTGTTGGTCTCCTTTCATTCTATACAAGATTACCTACCCCGAGATCATGCGAGACATTTCTAATTAGATTGATTAGTAAAATCCTTAGATATATTGCTCTAGAAGCTATACATTTGGGCATGGTTACGATAGACACTAAGAAAACAAAGGAGACTCCAGTCATGGAATTTATACAGAAAGACGGAAAACAGATCACAGATAACCTCGGAAGACCTTGTGAAATTGATTCTGACAAGGCTCATTCCTTAGTAATAAAGAAACTGAGAAACCTTCTCGTTCTTGCAGAGCGGAAAGAATACTCAAAGTTAGAAAGTGCAGTCAGGTCAATTACTTTCGATCCGAACCAATCTGAATTGGTTTCTCTTATCACCTCTCTTTGCGAAGATCAACCAGTAGCTCTTGTTCTTTGCTCGGATCAGGATGAAAGAGAACTTGAGGAACTTGCTCTCGGTAATGGAGACTGGAACGAATCTCACTTGGATGATCTCAGACCTACCACCTCCCTGAGCAATAGAGAACGGAAAGCGGAAAGGGTTCTTTCCATAGTTGAGCGGATTGGGAAAGACCTGAAAAAGGATATTGTCTAACGTGATAGTCTACATTGTAAAGTTGTCTGATTTGGGCAAAGGCTCGGAGAAGATAAGAACAGAAAAACAAGCAGTGAAATGGGTAAAGAAACATATTCAAAACCTACCCTTTCATAGCTTTTTCAGTACACCAAAACAAAGGAAAACCTAATCATGGAAACCCAAACCGATCCTGACGAGATCATGTGGATACTTAGGAAGATGGATGTTAAGGAATCGACCCTCTGGAAAATCCTTCAAATGCTCTATGATGAAGTAGATTTTGAAGGTTCAGAGGAAGAAAACCAAAATAAGGAAACCCAATCATGAAACAGAACGTAACTTGGTCAGACTTTCTAAATGCCTTCTCCCAGTCAGACAGGAGAGATCAATTCACCTATGACGGATTAAAAGCCCTATTCACATGGTTAGAAGAATGGGAAGAAAATACAGGTGAGGAAATCCAGTTTGACATGATCGCTCTTTGCTGTGAATACACAGAATACAAAAACCTCAAAGAGTTTAACGAGGCATACGGGAAAGAGTTTACTTCTTTGGATCAGGTAGAATACGAGACTTACATCATCCCAGTTTTTGATGATGAATTTACTCCTACCTCTTCATTCATCATTCAAGACTTTTAGGAGGGGGAAAGCATGATTTTTACTACCCTTGTAAGCCCTGATTCCGTCCTGACTGATTCCATTTCCCATGTTACATATACGATTCCAGACCCTCTTTCAGTCATGCTCTATTTCTTCTGGATGATCCTGAGTAACCCTGTTTTCCTAACTGTCCTGATCTCATACCTTGTTATCGTATTTGCTCCGAGCCTTTCTGAGTCCCTTCATAACCTGATCCGAAAATTAACCAGAAAAGCTTAGAAATGCCCGTCCAGTACAAACTACTTAATCGCTGTCCATTACTTAACAACTGGAGACCCTAACCATGAGCCAAAAAATTAACTCTGATCTTTTACGATCCGCTTTCTTGAAATATACCAAACCTCTGCTCCTTTCTATGCAGTCTGATGGACTTCTCAGGAGTCAATTTTTAGCTCCTGATCTGGTCTCAGAACTTCCCAAAACTGGAAAATTTCCTCTCGTCAAATTCTCCAAAATTTTTGAAAAGGCGTTAAAGTCACACTATATTTGCGAGGGGCGAAACCATTTTGATAATATCCAAAATTCTCCCTTAGAAGAATCTAAGAATTTCACCTCCCCCCCCATCAAATATCTTGCAAATCTCTGGGAGTCTTATCAAAGATATTCTGAAAAGGCGACACCAGATTGCTATTCTCATTTGGGAGAAGATGCTCTTGATGATTTGTATGAAGTAGAATGGCATGATGTATACAGATTTTCGGGGAAGGATGAATTGAATAAAGTCTACTTCATTGATCCCAACAACTATTCATTCATACCTGATTCAAACTCCAATTTGAACTTTAAACATAGCTTATCAGTTGCATACTTCTGTGATTCATGTCTGATAAAGGATGCAAAATACTCAGAGATTGAAGAAATTTATTTAATGGAGTATAGCTACTGGGACGTAACTATTGATGGTATCAACCACATTGTATCAACTACCTATGCTAAAGAGAATCTCAACAAATGCACATGGGTGGATCACTACACAGATGAAGAACTGACTCCTGTTCATGAACATGGAGAGGTTGTTCATAGTATCTGTGCAAATCATTTGGATACAGCAATAGGTTATGAGGAAATCTGGGACTCAAGCGAAACAGAAGGGACTTCCGAACCTTACTACAGCATCATGACAGATGTGATTCAGCCTTATGGATGGAAACCAGAATGGCTTTGCAGTATCATTGATCCCAAAGACCAAACTAAGATCACGAAAGTTTATGATTTCCCCAGAGAGACATTTGGTTTTGAACTTGAGACAGACCAGACACAAAGCAATAGAAAGAAACTTGCTCACCAAATGACTAAGAAATTCGAGGAAATGAATGCTGTGGAAATGTTCTTTACCAATGACGGGACTTGCTCTGGATTTGAGATCACCTCACATCCGTTCACATTTGATGCTTTCAGGATTTCAGATTTCTCATTCTTCGAGTCCCTGAGAGATGAAGGGATGAGGTCTTATCATGGTGAGGACTGTGGAATCCATGTTCACGTCTCACGATCTGGTTTCAATGGTCAATACCATCTTTACAAATTTCAGAAATTCTTTTATTTCAATCCCAATTTTATTTGGTGGATAAGCCAGAGAAAATTGAAAAGATTGAAGGCATGGGGAAACCCATTTGCCTATGAA